TCTCCTGGTCAGAGGTTGTCTTATCTAAACTACCGATTTTGAGGGGTATTTCCTTTTATGGTTAAAACAATTTTTATATTTGCTGTAGCTCTATTCATTACTTTATTCACTATGTGGAAAGTGGAAGCAAGTCCACCCCTGCCTGATGTTGGTCAATTAATTCGCCCACCCTATGTCATCCAATACCAGCGAGCAAAACACGCTGTGTTTGATTATGGCGGTCTTGAATTTTTGTTTGTGGTTACAAGAATGCCAACACCTTTTCCTCAATGTAATGCAGTTAGAACAATAGACAACGAACTAATGGTGGTTGGTGGTAATCCATTTGGTTATGTCTTCTTCACAAAAATCTTTCCTGTTGCATTTAAAACTGATCACAACCCACTTTGGAACGATTTAGTAAAGAAGTCATGCGAAGGTTGCAAGTGAGAAGACACAAGCAAAAGAATAATAAGAGATGGGTCGGTGCTAATGAATTTTTAGCATCAGATCCTACTGATGAAACAAGATCGGGTATTCCATCACACTTTCAAGCAACATTAGATCAGTTGGAACAACTTTACGATGGATTGCAACTGCACTATGGCAATGAACGATTGGGAAAGAAATGGAAGTTAAAGTAAATAGCAACTTTAAGAAAGCTCTCAGGGATATAGGAAACGTTCCAAGAAAGTATGTCCAAAAAGCAATGGTGACTGCGCTTAATAAAGTTGGGGCTGAAGTTGTAACTCAAGCAAAAAGAGAGTTGAAAGAGGCAACGGGACTTAAAGCGGGAGTGGTCGCTAAGAAAATCAAAAAAGATAAGGCACGCAGTGGTGATGAAGAATACTCAATATTCATCAAATCACGCTACCTAAATGTGATTGAATTTGGAGCAAGACAAACAAAGAGAGGTGTGTCGGCAAAGGTATGGGGTAAAAGAAAAATATATCGTGGGGCTTTTATTGGTGGCGGAAGAAACTCTGGTAAGCAGTTGGTTTTTAAAAAAAGAAAGAATGCTCCAAAAAGAATAGAAGCTCTTCACGGTGCGTCATTACCAAGAGAGTTTGAACGTCAAGACATGGCAAAAATATTTAACAAGAAAATAAAAACACGGTTCCCAATTCTATTTAAACGGGCATTGGAATTTCATTTGATGAAAGCGCAGTCACGTTTGCGTTAGATGGTTATATAGTCCACTTGCCTTTATCCATCTTTTGTTCTTTCAAACGAACTTCATCTGCCCTGTTATACATTTTGTGGCAGCTAAGACAGAACCTAGCATCTTTATATACAGATAGGAATGTGTTGGTTGATTTGCAACGAGGACAAATTATAAATCTTGGTTTATTTAATGTAATAAACACTATCTTCTATACTTTTTAGGAAGGGTGAAACGAGGCGCAACATAATCATGAAGAACTCTACCCCCAGTGACCTTGAGGAGTTTATCCATATAATCTTCCCCATAATAGTCAATGGCTGATCTGCGGTTTTTGGGGAAATGTTCTGCGCCCATAAGGTGTTTGAAAAAAGGTCTTGGGTTTCGAAACTTGTTTGTTGTGTTAGCCATACTTCCTTTAAGAAATAAAAATACCGCCGTGGCGAAACCAATTCTCTGGAGGAGACCAAGCTCGAAGATCATTAGAAATGCCACGGAGGTACCAAGTTTGATTTAATAATGCAAGTGGTAGCTTGTGTTTTTTAATAGTCATACTTCCTTATCGATATAATGGTTTCAGAGCTTGAATAGAATGCTGTACATCATTTAAAACAAAGGGTTTAAGGTACTTGGTCGCTTGGCTCCACTGAGGGTCGCAGCGGGCGAAAAACAGTTAGGTTTTTGACACGGGAGTCAGTGAACTTATATGGCTAAGACAGAAGAGTATTTAAGTCAGAGTAAATACGCAGAACATAGAAATGTGACCAAAGGATACATTGGCAGACTAGTCAAAGAAGGTCGGTTGCATCTCATTAAAGGCAAGTTGAATGTTGCAATGAGTGACGCAGAACTGGATAACAAATCAAATGATGATAAAGCTCCAATTTATTGGAGAGAAAAAGCGTTACATGAAAAAGCAAAACGTGAACTTGCAGAACTGGACTTAAAGCTAAAACAAGATCAGCTTGTAGAAGTTGATCAGGTAGGCGACCACCTAGATAAAATATTTTCCGCAGTCCGACAACGCCTATTAGCCACTCCAAGTAAGATCGCTCCATTGGTTCATGCGGAAGAGTCAGCTGGTGGTGCTCGTATCGTATTAGAGGCGGCAGTTTTTGAGGTTTTGGATGAGTTATCGGAATATGTCCCCGTTGAACAGAAGACTGCGAAAGTCAATCGAACTACTAAAGCCACCTCCAAAGCAAACGGTCAGCGAATGGGATGTAGCTAACAGAATTTTAAGTTCTGAAGCATCTGCGGAATCGGGGAAATATCACTTAGCTCGTGCTCCTTTTCAAAAGGGTTGGCAAGATGCTATATCCAACCCAAGAATCCACAAAATTGTTGGGATGACTTCAGCGCAGGTTGGAAAGACTGAAACATTTTTAAACAACCCTGTCGGATATTTCATTGCACAAGACCCTGCACCTATATTGGTTATTCAACCAACTTTAGAAATGGCACAAACTTGGTCAAAAGATCGGTTTGCTCCAATGCTAAGAGATTCACCTGCGTTAAAAGACTTGGTTCAAGACCCAAGAGCAAGAAGTTCTAACAACACGATTCTTCATAAGACATTCGCAGGTGGTCATATCACTATGGCAGGAGCTAATAGTGCAAGCTCACTTGCATCACGCCCAATTCGTATTGTCTTCTTGGATGAAGTAGACAGATTCCCGACATCAGCGGGAACGGAAGGTGATCCTATATCACTAGCTAAAAAAAGAACCACTACTTTTTGGAATCGTAAGATCATTATGACTTCCACACCAACTGTTAAAGGTGCAAGTCGAATTGAACAAGCGTTTTTAGAATCTGATCAGCGTAAATATTATGTTCCTTGTCCTAAGTGTGGTGAATTTCAGATATTGATGTGGGCAAATATTAAATGGGATCAAGACGAAAACCAGAAGCATCTTCCAGATACCGCTCATTATGTTTGTGCACATTGTGAATACAAAATAAAAGAGTCTGATAAAAGCCGTTTGTTATTAGGTGGTGAATGGAGAGCTACTGAAGAATCAAATGGTATCGCAGGATTTTAGATTAATGAGATTTATAGTCCGTGGGTTTCTTGGTCAGAAATGGTAAGTACCTTTTTAGAAGCGAAGAAATATCCTGAAACACTCAAAGTTTTTACAAATACCGCACTCGCAGAAAGTTGGGAGGAGCAAGGGCACACCATTGAAACTGATCCGCTGTTATCAAGACGTGAAGGTTATAAATATGATTGTTCTGATGGTGTTTTGGTTATAACAGGAGCCGTGGACGTTCAGGGAGATCGATTGGAATTAGAGTTTAGAGGATGGGGAATACAGGAAGAGATTTGGGGGCTGGCTTATGAAGTATTAGCAGGTGATCCATCCACAAAAGCTCTTTGGGATACATTAGATCAACATTTAGAACGGACATTTCAGCATAGTTCAGGACAGAAGCTAAAAGCGGTTTGTGTCACCGTGGATAGTGGTCATCACACCCAACAAGTTTATGATTACTGTAAACGCAAACAACCAAGTCGGGTTTATCCAGTTAAAGGTGCAAGTACACGGGGCGTTCCTATTGTTTCAAGAATGTCTACTGATCAACGAACGGGTGTTCGCTTTTATTTAGTTGGTACGGACACGGCAAAGGAAACAGTGTTTTCAAGATTACAGATTGAGGATGTTGGGGCTGGTTATTGTCACTTTCCTATTCATTATGATGAAGAATATTTCAAGATGTTCACGGCTGAACATTGTGTGACAAGATTTCATAAGGGTGTGGCTCGCCGTGAATGGGTATTGAAGAAGGGGCAACGAAGAAATGAAGCACTGGATATATTTATTTATAACTTTGTGGCTTTAAAGATTCTTAATCCTAATTTTGAAGTGTTGGAAAAGAACATGGCAGGTGTGGAAGTGAAGCCGTTGAAGAAGGTCAATAAACCCTATAAAATAAGGCGAGAAGGTGGTTTTGTTAGTGGCTTTAAATAAAAGGGGGTGAGAGCAATGGCTATTACGCGTGTATGGATTGAAGAAGGCTGTATTTCATGTGGTTCGT